GATTTAATAGGCCGCCCGCAGAATTGGCAGATCAAAAAACTACCTTGAGCCGTTCAAGCTCCTCTCTTATCACTCCCGCGCCTTCCTGCGTCCTCTTGAAGTTACCGCGCGAGATTGCGGAAATGGCGACGAGCATCAGGTATGCGTCGCACTCGTCCGTTGAATCCAGTTCCATCCCATATTTTTCAATGACTGCATTTTTATACTCGCGTTTTTCGGTAACACTGTTTTTTTTCAGCTTAATTCCCGTTATTGACTTCCATGTTCCGCAAGCCATTTCGATTATCGGTATTGAGTACGATGCGAAACAGGCGCGGATAATGCCGCCAATCTCTGACTGACCTGTAACCGACCTGGATGATGCCCCGAAGGCGTAATTCTCAATCAGCATGAAATCCCAGGATCTTTCTTTCGCCAGGCATGCAAAGTGCTTTACGTACCAGCCAAGTACTTTCAGTCGTTCATCTTTTCGCTGTATCGCGTATGTCGAGACTATCCCGTCTCGGCACACAAGCACACCGGAAGATCTCAAGGAAGGGTCTACAATCACAAAGTTAAGATTCTCCGGCGGCTTGATTATCATGGTGTTTATTCCTCGTCCGAATCGGGAAGAGCGTCGGTCAATGACAATTCCTGTTGACCATCGCTGCTTTCAACATCCGGCAATCTCTTTGATACCGCAACATGAAACATACAGACGCATCCACGCGCGTCAAGGATATTTACGATTTCCTCGTCGTCATCGATTGTAAGCGTAAGGATGAGTTTTTTACCCTTTCCGCATTTTTGATTGTCGATGCTGCCCATGATGTCAAACTCTTTTGTTATCTCTAACCCACACTCTTTATCGTTTGCCATAGAAACTCCTTAGTATTTCTTCATCCGCTTTCCGGCGCGAATGTCTGCCGCTACTGATTGAAGATACCGGGAAAGGTAAGCCGACAGGCTCATTGGCATCCCAGTATCCGCGTTTGTTTCCAGCGTCCTGACCGCTTCCTTGATTGTCTGGTAGTCTGGCCCGGGCAACTTTATCCCGCCGACCGTGACAAACTCGGCTTCGGTGAAGTCGGCCGTCTTTTTTCTCCTTGGCACCTGTACGCTCCTTTGTATTATTTCATTTATATATTACTATATGTTTATAATACTGTAAAGCATTAAAGTGCTTTTATATGCCGAATTATGTTTTTTATCTCAACCCTTCTTACTCGCTTCACGCGCTCAAGGTACATCTTTTCTTCCCCGCGCTCGCATCGGATAAGCGCCGTACCTTCGCACATATTTCCGTGGTCGCGGTAGGTGAAGTCTACAATGGCGGTATTTTCGTTTGATTCGATCATTTCTCATCTCCAAATAGTTCGTTTTGTGTTTCTTGCGTCTTTTCTTCTTTCGGTTTGCCTGAGCCAAACAGTTTGCACATCATCCCGCGTCGAGTAGGAAGGTCGTATTGATGACACCATAATTGCGTCAATGTGCATCCCATTTCTGTATATTCATTTGCTATTTCGCTCTGGTAGCATTTTCCGCATTCTTTTGTCGCGGTACAGGCCTGATACCCGATTGCTACTGTATCTATTTTCATTCCTACACCTCCGACTCAAAGTATTTGACGATCTCTGTATTGAACATGAGATCAATATCCCCACACGGTCCTTCGCGCTGTTTCATTATCATCAACTTTGTCGGTATGATTTTCTGGTCGATGCCAGCCTGCCGGTCGCGGTAAAGCATCCAGACATCCTCCGCGCTCTGCTCTGCAACGCCCGTCTCCCGAAGGTCAGCAAGCGTGGGCTTTTCTCCCTCTGCCGCCCGTGTCAACTGCGCAAGAAGGATGATTGTCACGCCCAATTCCTTCTTTAGCGCGCGGAGAGTTTCGACAACTTCGGCCATCTGCTCGTGTCGCGGCTTCTTGTTGTTTTTGTTTTCGACGATTGAAAGGTGGTCTATCCCGAAAACATTCACGCCGAGGCACCGGGCCATGTACCGTATCCTTGCGGCGATCTTGTGGATCTCGCTTGTTTTATCGTCCAGGTAAAACTTCAATGTTGAAAGCTCGACCATAGTTTCGCTCATCCGGTAATGAGTCTCTTTGCTGTCGATAGGGTTTATCCGGCCGCTTTTTATCTGCCTGACATTGATATTGGCATTGCCGGCGATTGCCCGGAGTCCGATCTGCTCCTCCGTCATCTCGATCTCGAATAGACCGACCGGGACGTTATTCAGCTTTGCGATGTTGATTAAAAGTGTCTCGAGGAGTGCGGTCTTTCCGATACTCGGCCTTGCTCCGATGATGATCAAATTGTGCTGGATTCCATCGGTGTAGAAATCGAGCTTCCCGAATCCGGTTTTATATCCAGTAAGATTCCCTTTGTTCTTGATATAAAACTCAATCTTCTTTTCGGTTGCAAGCATTACCTGATACATCGTCTTTTCAATCTTCTCGGTACCGGCTGACTCAAAAAGCATCGAAAGCGTTTTATTTATCTGCATGATCTGCTCGGAAATGTCTTTCCCGCCTACCGGGTCATACTGCCGCGCCTCGTCGATTGCCGCGAAGTATCCGCGAATGAGGGATGTTTCCTTCACAGCAGTCGCGTGGTATTCCCAGTTCGCGCCGGAAGGGACAATATCGGTGAGCGTCGCAATCTCCGCCGGTGATACTATCGACCCTTTCAGCTCCTCGAAAATAGTTGTTATATCCACCCCGACGCGCTTTGTCTTGAGTGACTGAATTGCGCCGTATATCGCCCGGTTCGCCTGAACACCGAAGTCCCCATCGTTGATGCTCATGAACACGTTTTCGATGATCGAATTGTCCATTACCATCGATGCCAGTAGGCACCGTTCAGCTTCGTTATTTATGAACTGCATTTTATTTCAATTCCTTTCCGTCAGAATCAACAGGCGTTCGGCATTTCGTGCAAAGACCGGCGATGACTTCCGCGCCGCAGCGGGGGCATTGTATTTTCTTTTTCGGAGAGGAAGAGACGGGAAGGGAATACGGTTGAGCGTTCGGGCTTCTCACTTTCTCACGTGAATCCCACGTCACCGCCTTTCCTTTCCAGCTTTTCACCGGATTTCCCTGGTTGTCTTTCCAGTCGAGCTTTTCGTAGTACTCGAAAAATGTATAAGGGTTTGTTACAAGTTTCTTTTCGAGAACATACGCAATGACTTCTTCTTGAGTTGGTGGAGTGAATGACTTTCTCTCTTTCTTCGGCCTTTCCTGTTTTGCTGGTATATTATTAGTACTTTGTTTATCAGTACTTAGTAAAGAATCAGTACTTAATAGCTGCGGATTATCCGATTTCGGTTTTCCAGTCACTGGTTTCCCGTCTGACGGTTTTCCAGTGATTCGGCTGGATTCATTGGCTATCCAGCGCGTTCCAGTTATTATGCCTTTTTCCCTTACAATTTCTTTTTGAATATAACCAGTATTCACCAGTTCCGCCCAGGCTGTATCGAGTGCATCGCGTCCCTCTATGAAGTGTGTGTATATCTCTTCTTTGTGAATCTCCCAGTTCTTCGGAAGCGTCATGAGATAGAAGTAAATGCCTTTTGCCCTCGCAGATATGTCGCACCTTCTCGGTACTTCATTATCGACTATTGTGAAGTTTTCGGTCTTTTCTGCTTTTCTGATTATCGTATCGCTCATTTACTTTACCGCCTTGAGAATGAAATCAAGCCCGCGCTGACAAACGACAGTCTTGATTCCTTCGCGTTCTTCGATCTTGATGATTTCGTCCATCGTCCACCTCTGGAAAAAAAATAAAGCCCTTATTGAATCCCCCGGCAAGGTTAAGGCGTGGTACTGGTCACACCAAAGATTCAATAAAGGCTCTGTCATTTTCCCAGTACAGGGAAACGGTTGTCAAGAATTGCCGTTCCTGACCTCTGAATATTACCACGGTTTTATACTGCCGTCAATCGCCGATACCCTACTGCGCCTATTTCGTACCATCCGCGGACATACCGGCTTTTTTCTCTGCCGCCTGTATTCTGTCGAAGTCGAGATTGCCTTTTACCCTGCACGGAACCGGATGCCCGGCACCGATCTTTTTGGCACATGGGTACTCGAAAACGCACTTTCCTGACTGGTAATAAAGACACTTGCCGGTCATAGAAACAGCCTCGCATTTTCCATTGCGTCATGTAGGTTTCCGCCGATGAAGAGCCAGTCTCCACGGTACTTGATGTAGTAGATCCCTTTCTCGCGTTTCATTCTGCCACCTTCTCGCGCTCGGCAAGCATGGCATCAGCAACCATGTACCTCGCACACTGCCGGTTTATATATCCAGAAGGCTTGCTTGTCTGCATATCTAGAATATCTCCATCGCTTGCGTGTAAGGCGAAATAGTCGCGGAGGGTCACGCCTAATTCTGGACTATTCGGTTCTCCGCTCGGGCTTACTGACTGAAAAGGAAAAGCCTGTATTGTGCCGTCTGTTTTCATCTCATCTCCTTTGCCATCTCTTTTTCTCTCGTCCATTTTTCGTGAAACGCATTGTCTACTGCTACCTGAGCTCCGCGGATCGCGTCATTCGGGAGTCTTGCAAGTTCTTCGAGTGCCTTGCCGGGAAACTTTATCTGTAAGAATAAACTTATCGCACGGCTATACTCGCCTTTCTGTATTGCGAAACGGACGCGCCGGTCTTTTAGTACTTCATCATTACTTGTCATATTGATGCTCCAATTGATAAAATCATAACGCCTTAATAAAAGAATCTAGCAGTTTTTTGTCTTCCTTTACGGCAAAAAAATCACGTTTACTTACTTTTTTCCTTATTGGGAGTGTCCCGCCATCAGGAACGATCGTGAGCGTTACCGTACCTTCATCTTCGTTGTGTAGCCATCCGATTGATCTTGCTTTTACATTCATGGTGTTTCCTTTACCGGGATGCGCTCCCGGCGTGTTTATGTATTTATGCCGCCCGAAATGAGCGGTGCGCCCTGACCTGACCGTTTTTCGTAACCGTTCCGTTGAACCGATGCCCGCGAGAGTACCGACCGGAAACAAACGTTCCGTCAACCAGTCGGATTTCCACCTTGTGCCCCCAGCGGTCTGGCGAGTAGGAAAGAAGTTCGGCGTGTACACGGCGGACGCTTCCCGCGCTCCCGAAGAGTGCCATTGCCACGTGATTGACGATTATGTTTCCGCTGACTGCTTTCATTTCTGCACTTCCTGTATGTGTTAAATATAGCACGGTTATATATTTCCGTCCAGTATTATAAGCATTTTATTTCACTATTTTTGAGCGTTTTTCTGCTTCTCTTCTATATATACCGTGTTTACTTATATATAACCGATTTGCTAATATATTTCTGCTATTTGTGCATTTTATACTTTACACGTTTATAATGTTGTATTATACTTTCAAATATCAGGGGGCACTTAGATGGACGAGGGAAAAGCATTGGAAGCCGGGGAAGTGTGCTGGAATTATCATCTTTCCGGCATTGTCGAGCTGGTCGAGATCGTGGCGAATCCAGGAACACGCCTCGGATTCGGTGTTGACATCAAGCACGTTACCGGCTTCAAGAAAGGCGAGTCGGATACCGTTCACGCTGATCGGCTGTTCCGCTACCCGGAGGAAAAGGAGCTCCTTGCCGGATTGATCGCCAGTGATATTTCTTACCTCAAGAGCCAGACGGGACGCGTCATGACGGGAGAGCGGCCGGTATGAAAGTGTTCAGGGTGCTTTTCGCTGCGGGCTTCGTCGCCGTCACGGTTGCCATCGCTTCTTTCATCAGCCATCTTATTGAAAACGGATTCACTTTTTAAGGAGTAGATATATGAGCGAGAACTACGACAAGTTGCGCCGCCCGCCGGTATCCGCGTTGCGCCAGATTCAGGCAGGCGACCTCAAGGGCAAGACCGACATCAATCCTCAATGGCGGTATGAGATAATGGACAAGGTTTTCGGCCCATGCGGAACTGCGTGGAAGTATGAAGTAGTCAAGCTATGGGACTATCCTACCTCCGACGGAACGGTACTTGCATTCGCGCAGGTAAACGTATTCGTCAAGGATGGTGACAAATGGAGCGACCCGATACCGGCGGCAGGTGGCAACACACTTGTCGATATGGTCAAGGGATACGAGCAGAACGGCCCAAAGCGCGCAAAGCCAAACGATGAAGGGTACAAAATGGCTATCACCGACGCGCTCGGAACCGCACTCAAGATGCTCGGAGTTGCGGCTGACATCTATTCCGGACGCTGGGATGGCGCTAAATACGCCGACGATGTAGAGCCGAATCAGAAAAACGTCGAGCTTGAAAAGCGCACCGTTGAACTTGAGGCCCTAATTGCGGGAGGGAAGTTTGATTCAGAAAATGCCATTCGTGCCGGTAACGCGGTAAAGAATGGAAACATTGAGAAGATAATCCAGTGGATTGACTGGGCGAAAAAACAGGAGACATGTAAATGAGCGAGTCAAAAGAAATTGCGCTTATCGAGATCGAATCAAATGAAGGCGTGCTGGTAACAAACATCGACGATCTTGAAAGGTTCGTTGCCGAGAAACTGGTAGCGTATGCTCCGGAAAACTACAAGGGCGATGCAGACGCGGCAAAAAAAGACCGCGCTACATTGAACACTTCAAAGAATACCGTTTCGATGAAGCGGATCGAGATCATAAAAAATGCAATGGCGCGATTTAAGATCGACTCTTTCGAGACGCGGTGCAAGAAGGTCGAAAAAGACATCGATGCCGCCGCTCTTGAGCTTGACGCAATCGTCAAGACAAGGGAAGAGGGAGAAAAGGCCGTCAAGCGTGCGCAGATAAAGCAGTTTTGGGAGTGTCAAAACTTCGATCTCGTATCACTCGAAAAGATTTTCGATGACCGCTGGTTGAATAAAACAGCGAAAAACAAAGACGTGTATGCCGAGATCGAAAAGAAGATTTCCGACATTTATGCCGGGATCAAGACGCTCGAAACGCTCGGAATCGACACAGAGGCACTCGCAATTCTCAAACCCTTTTTCCTTGACACGCTCGACATCAGCAAGGCCTCCGAAAAGTGGAACCGAATCAAGGAAAACCGCGAACGTCTTGCCCGCGAGGAGACAGAACGAAAAGAGCGCGAGGAAGCAAAGTCAAGGCGCGAAGCTCAAGAAGAACTCGGCCGCGAGGAGGTCAAGGCGCAGGAAAACGAGCCTATTGCAACATTGTCCGCGCAGGCGAATGGAGACACGGCAGACCTTGACCCGGTAATGACTTACACAATGCGCTTCAAGGGAAAGAAATCAGTGCTGTTCGCCTTGCGGCAGTACATGATTGACAACGGAATTACCTACGAAAAGGTAGAGGAGTAAATATGGCAGACGTAAATCACGTTCTTTTAATCGGCAGGCTTACGCGAGACGCGGTGCTTAAATACACTAGCGGCGGTATGGCAGTGTGCAAGTTCGCTATCGCAGTCTGCAAGCGCAAAAAGCAGGGAGAGCAGTGGGTTGAAGAAACAAGTTTTTTTGACATCGTGTGCTGGGGGAAAACCGGCGAGGCTCTTAACCAGTATCTGGTGAAAGGAAAGCAGGTCGCCGTCGAAGGAGAGCTTCATCAGAACCGATGGGAGCAGGATGGGCAGGCTCGATCAAAGATCGAAGTCAACGCGAACAACATCCAGCTTCTCGGTGGTTTAGATAAAGCTAAGGGTAATTCTGCACAGCAGGAGCGTTCTCTGGCAAACGAAACAAAGAACGACGCTCCGCCTGATGACTCAGTTCCCTCCGATTTCCCGGATGACATTCTGTACTGATGCACACCGCTCCCGCTCAATACCGGGCGGGAGCATTCAAGGAGAAATCGGTGAAAAAACTTTTCTTTCGTGGAACCTTATCTCTCGACGATTACCGACGTTTCGTTTCTACCAATTCGCGTGGGCTTGCTGAAAACGTATTTATTGCGCGCTACGATCTGGGATATAAGCAGATATTCCGTGACTGGATCAAGAATACGTTTGATGTAAATGACAAGCGGATAGCGAAAGGAAAGGAGCCGGTAGAGCTAGAAATCACAATCAAGGCGCGCTACGATGATCGGACGGTGCTTGAAAATGCCTTACTTTGGAAAATCTATTCCAATATCGCTGAGATACTGAACCATGAAGATCCCCGCGCACGAGTTACCGTCCAACAGCTTTACGACAAAGACATGGAGGACTACGCGCCGATACATGAAATCGACGTACCGGACAACCTCGTTTCAGCTTTCATTCTCGTCGCGGAGATGGGAGAGGACAAAATCCGCGGGCACCTGGTCAAGAAGATCGACAACGGCGACGGTACGTATCACCTCGTATTCCAGGAGACTTCCAGTTTCTGGGACACCGTTCGCTTTTCTGACCTGATAAAAGCGAAGATTGACGAGCTGGAAGATATGGGCCGGAACCGATGGAATGACGGCTTCGTCAAGGCGATTATTGACGATTTTCACGCACATATGAAAAAAGCAAACAAATAGCATTTATATCTTGCGCATAGGCCGCTCTATAAGGCGCAACCCTGTACAGGCCTTCAATCTTGTAGTACAATTCATCTAGTTACATAAAGGAGGTAATTTACATGGCTAGAAGGGTGGTTTTTGACGCGACAGACGAACAGGTTTCACGATTCGTTTCACTCGGTGAACACGAGAAGGAAATCGGGATAATGGCTCGTAAAGCTTTCGAGGAATGGCTGAAAAGGCGCGAGGCAAGAGTTGGCCGTGCGAAACGGCAGAAGATTGACGGCGGGAGATAGGCAGTGTTCCGGGAAGTTAGGCTGTTCAGTCTAATATATGTTAGCTCGACAACCAGCCGCCTTCAATAAATCGAAGGCGGACAAGTTGCGGGAAGAAAAGGAGAGATCATGAAGAAAGCGGTTTTTATTGTTGCGGTTTTTACCATTCTGCTTACCTCTTGCACACCGAAAATAAAAGAAGGCGAAGTATATTCAAAGGATTACAACCCGGCACATACGACAGTAATTTTAATGCCAATTGTTCACTCAGCTGGCAAAACTACATATACAACACTCTTTCCAATGTGCTTTTTCTATCCTGACTCGTGGCACATAAGCTATCGCGCTTTTAACGAAAAAAGTCACAAATGGGATTCCGCTACCGTATGGGTTACACACGATACTTACGATCTCGCGCAGATTGGCGGTTGGTACGAACGGACTGAAAATGATTTAGACGAACAGCCACGAATAAGGCAGAAAGATAAAGAGTAGCTAACAACTGCTTCAACCTGACACTTCGTGCAGGTTAAGCAAATGTTAGGTCGATTCTCGCGGTCTACCCGCTTTGCGACTAGACCGACATCGAACGGGAGGAAAAAATGAAACAGTTTTTTAATGAGCTAGAAAAGCTGTTAAAAAGGTACAACGCAACAATTCTTAGAAGTACGGGTGACGGCCACAACCTTGTTTGTTCCATCGAGGCTCCTGGAAACACACTTTCAAAGTTTAGGGATTTTCAATTTAACGAAGAGATTACCGCAAATTGTTTGCATTATGGCAAATATCGCGAAATAAACAAACCTGCTGGGGAGGCATAATGCTAAAACAAGGAAATAGAGTTAATACGATTCACGGGGAAGGTGTTGTCACCAGCGTTCCACCAGAGATAATAAGTTTAAGGATAAAACGATATCGAGTACATCTCGATTCTGTTCCCGCTCAATTTATAGACATGGACAAAAAGAATGGCGGAATAATGTTTTTTGAAGACGAGCTTGAGATTAAGAGTACCTAACAACTGCTTCAACTCGACTCGGCGAATAGCCTTGCGAGTTAAGCAAATGTTAGAACGACTCTGCGCCGCGTATTAGACATACGCGGACGCTTCGCGGGAAGAAAAGGAGAATAAGATGCAGATAGTCAAAGGTAAGTACAATTCGGCGAACGTCATGATCGACGATATTGACGAAACCACGCGCGGGCAGATTCAGGGGTTCGTAAATAATCCGTCTTTTCACGGATCGTATATAGCAATTATGCCGGACTGTCATGCGGGAGCTGGTTCGTGCATTGGCTTTACCATGCAGATGAATGATCGGATTATTCCCGATGTTGTCGGCGTTGATATCGGTTGCGGCATGCTTTCTGCAAAGTTCGATGCTGAAAGTTTAAACATTCCTGCTTTCGATGCGTTTATAAAAGAGCATATCCCGTCCGGTTTTTCCGTCAATGACAAGCCGTATCGCGGTGAAGACTTCTTCACTGAAACGGTAAAAAAGATCGGAATGGACGAAGCACGTGCCATTCGCTCTATCGGTTCGCTCGGCGGCGGGAATCACTTCATCGAAGCCGGTTATGGAAACGACGGTAAATTGTGGGTAACGATTCATTCCGGTTCGCGCAATTTCGGCTTGCAGGTCGCAAAATATCACGGAATCGTAGCAAAGGAGCTTTGCACGAAATGGGGCGCTGATACACAGGGTATTCCGTTTCTTGTTGTCGATTCACCGGAAGGACAAAATTATATACACGATCAGCTTATTGGTGCGCGTTATGCAAGCGAAAACCGTTTCGAGATGATGCGCCGATTGACTGGATTTTTCGGCAAGGAACCAGTTGACGAAATAGAATCCGTTCACAACTTCATCGATGAATCCGGCATGATTCGCAAAGGCGCTACCCCCGCGCATGAAGGCCAGCGCGTAATTATCCCGTTCAATATGCGCGACGGTTTGGCAATCTGCACCGGGAAAGGAAACAAGAAGTGTAACTATTCCGCACCTCATGGGGCTGGGCGTATTCTCTCGCGGTCAAAAGCAAAGGCGGTTCTCGACGTTGAATACTTTCAGGAAGACATGAAACAAGCGGGAGTTTATACGACTACCGCGAATGCCGGGACGCTCGACGAATCGCCAGACGCATACAAGGATATGGCAATAATCCTTGAAAATATCAAGGAAACTGTTGACGTAATCGAAATGGTGAAGCCTGTTTATAACTTCAAGTCCGGAGGGGAATAAGAGTTTCTAACAACTGCTTCAACCTGACATCCTAACGGATGCAGGTTAAGCAAATGTTAGATGGATTCTTGCCGTGTTTAGAATACAAAACACGGACTGCGAACAGGAGAAATAGTTGGAATTAATACCTTGCGGAACAGAAGTTATTCTAAAAAGATCAGAATATTCTGGGGTTATAACCGGTATTACTATCAGAGATAATAGAATTACATACGGTATTTCGTACTATGAAATCGGTTCGTATAAAGAGACTTGGTTCTGTGATTATGAGTTTTTAGTTGGCGCAGATACGGTAAAAACACAAGTAGGGTTTAAGCACATCTAACAACTGCCTCAACTCGACGACGAAGGAGATCGACCATGTTTAAGTTTTTCCGTGACTTTTTCTCTGCCGCGTTCTGGGTCTTTTACTGTAGCAAAGAGAAATGAAAGAAGCCCGGCCGTCGTGTTCATCGCACGGAGTCGGGCTTTTTAATAATCTGCGTGATCACTTTATGGCAATGATAACCCCTTCGGTAAGTATGATGGCCGCCGATACAATCCCGCCGTATTTAATCACCCTGGAATAGAACCGCGAATGCTTCTTCAAGGATTCGTACTGAGTCGATAAGGCGCTGAACTGTATCCTTGTCACTTCCAACTTGTCCGCCGAGTCCTGCAACAATTTCGCTTGCTCGCTCGAGTCGATCGTTGATTGATTTATTAAGCTCTGCAACTCGCTTATTTTCTGCTCGTAGCTCGTCATTGAGATTTGCAATAGCTGCAAGTCTATTTTCATACCCGATAGCGTCGCGCTTATTGTTTCTTTCGGAGACTGCGAAGCCTGCGCAGAAGAAGGCAACAAACAACAGGCAAGCAACAATAAGGCAAATAATTTTCTTGCGCACATCGTCACTCCTTCCCGTCTACGTCGATGTCTACTGGTCCCGCTTTGATGTCACCCCCGCCAGCCTTGCGCCATGCGATTAGACAAGCCGTTGCGATAACTGCCATGGCAGACAGTCCGCCGAGAAGCGCGAGAACAGGGAGCCAATTGTCAATAATTTTGTCAAACATTTTATACCTTCCTTAATACGCGGATTGTCTTGATAATTCCGTCTCGAGCTGTAATTGAATCTTTTATCGGATCATAGATAACGTTGCGCTTGCCGTCAATAACGACAAAATGAGTGAAGTTTGTTTTTTTGTTGAACATTTCAGCGATGAGATAATCTCCGAGCTTTGAAATATATTTTGCGTCGGCAAGTTCGTACTTTGCATTTATTCCGGCGATTCTGAGAAGCTCCTCCTTGTCGCGAACAAGGCATTCACCTGCATCGTCTAAATCTCCGTCGTGGTTCAGGTCGCCCGATATTACCCCGGTATTGATTGCTGTTTCCCAGATGTCGTTCAGTTCGTAGTGATCCAGCTCCGGCATTTTGAGCCATAGAGAGTAGTAATACACAAGGCACATAAAAAAGCACCCGTATTTTCCGATGTAAGCGATAAGCCATAGGTCATTCTGCCGTTTGATTTTGTCCTGCATCATTGCTTCCTTTGTAGCCATGCGGCTACCACCACGCTTGCCGAGCCGAAGAATGTTCCAGCGAGTGCGACCATGTGCCCCGGCTTCCACTTGTGCCCGGATTGCGACTGTATCATCTTGCGAAGCAATTCATTCTGCTCTGTCATCGCCTGGAATCCAGATGACATATTTTCTGTGAGCTTCGCTAGAGAGACTTTTATATCCGCAAGCTCTGCCGCTTTCTCGCGGTCGAGGTCGTAAAGCTGACCCTGACCTTTTTGAATCCGCTCAATGTTTTGTATCAGTAATTCATGTGCGTCGCAAACTGATTTCGGTGCCATTTTATCCCCTGTTTATTTTATAAAAACCGCGCTACCTGCCAGCGATAGAAGGAGGACTACCACCGGCAGGCGGCACGGTAAAGCTACTCAATAATTGTGAAGCACCCGAAAAGCCTTATCGTAGCAGATCCAGATTGCAGGTGTGTTTCATTCATCGTCGTCTCATCCCAGTTGCCCGAATTGTCATAACTAACATACATCGGTGCCCATCCATCTCCTTGAACTGCAGCGGAACCCATTCTGCTTAACGTTGATGGTCCATCGAATGTAAATTGTAGCATTCTCTGCGCATCACCGGCGAAAGGTATCCCATAAAGAGAAATTATTCCTGAGTATGATCCCTTTGCGGCCTCTCCTGAACCGCTAACAAAGACAACGCGCCCGATTCTCGTAAACGACGCGCTGATTGTACCGACGCTCGTCATGCCTACCCTTATAGTTATCGTCGCACTAACTGTTCTATAATCATAAAGAGTTCCTGACGGCAATTCAATTCCGGTAGCGTGCAACTTTCCATAGGCATCACGCACGGCGAGTTTATTGGCAGTTGCATCCGATGTTGCTTCGTCGAGTTTTACTTTGTCGGAGAATGCCATCAGCCCATCGGTAGTCTGGGTGACGCGCTTTCCAATTTGACTATCCACACTCGTCGGGTCAACATACCATTTGTATATCTCGCCAGCTGTCATGACGCGAGCGGTTGCCATGGCAATCAATTCGCCGTCATATTTGGGAAACCCCGCAGAATTAAACAACCACGTCGCAGATGGCGATGGGTTAGACGAAGGGGTATAGGCGAATGATTTTATGTATGATCCATCTTTATATACAAGTACGTTTTGTCCCACGCCTTGATAGACAAATGACAATGTGTTCCATGCATTTAATGCTGAAACAATGCCAGTACCGCATGATTCATCCGAATCTGACATCCCTATATTTGTCGTCACTCCTCCTGAATCAAGATACATATAAATGTTATTATAAGGGAATGAACCGGGGCTTCCAATGAGAAATCCAGTTGACGCACTTGTATGCTTATATTTTATATTCAGCGTCCAAGCATCTCCACTTATCGCTGGGCCAACAAGATAGCCAGCGCCATTGCCCTTGAGCGCCTTGCCAAATATTGAAGATACCGGCGTGACGCCTGAGTTAGAAAACCCTTCACCGCCAGCCCTGTTTGGTACTTTGGAGAGATATGCACCGGTGCCGATGTAGAAATCCTTTACGCTTAATACGTCACCGTTGACAGTAGAACTTTGTAAGAAATAAATCGCGTCAAGCGAGTCTGATACATAGGCTGAAAACGGAACAAACACCCCCGGAGTTGTGTATGGTATCGTGGCTATCAAGACATTAAACACCCCTCCGACCGTGCCTTTAATTTCTATGTACCCATTCTGCGCAGACGTTGACTTGACCAGACCACACACAGTACGTCCAGAACCAAACGCACCTGCTTTAATGGCATTAACGCTTGAAGTTGTTGCCGTTGACGATAATACACCACTACTAACAAAAACACTTCCACCTGTATCTGTATACCATCCATCTACTGTTGAAAACGTTGGCCGATATATTACGCCACTAGGGTCATCCGGGTCGTCTGGCACTCCATCGCCGGTTAGGTCGAAGATTGTTGAAGTGCGGTCGATGGGCGTACCGATGACGTGGGCGTTATATATACCTTCTTCCATGTGGTTCATGAGAGTTTCACTGAACGGAGTTCCCGCCTGCGTGATCGTGTCGGGCGAGTTCGTCAGCTCAACCGATGAAAGATTTTCATTAGTTTTCAAAAACTTGTTAAGCCCGGTTCCGAGTCTTTTAAGCCAGTTCTGCTTAATATATGTAGCCATCTGTTTTTCTCCTTATTGTATCGTGAGTGTATAAGTCATGAGGTACTGAGTAGATGCGTTTTTGGTAAAGCTTACATTGCACCGAGAAAGAAGAGTACCGCTTCCGGCCGTGTCTGTCGCGTCAATGAACACACCGAGCTCCCGTATGGTCGTCACGCTCTCGGAAGGCGCAAGAGAAAGCTTTGCGACAAATGTTGTTGCGGTCGTAGACTTTGACGATAGCGCTTTCCTGAAAAACTCAGTCTGCAGCGCGGTGTCTGATTTTGCGGCCGCGTTCGTCCCGGTTCCGGTAGCAATATGCGTCACATTGAGCGCGGCGCTTCCGCCGTTAAGCCGTGAAATGACGTTCGTAAAAAATCCCTGCACGACAACATTGTCCCATTCAAGCCGTGTTCCGTCGCACCCTTCAATCAGCCAATGGCCTTTTACGATTACCTTTTCATTTAGCATGAATCCCCCAATGGATAAAATCCGGAAAGTTCCGGATCTGTCAGCAGTGTGCCATCAGTCGGCCAAAAAAGCAATCCGCAATGATCTATCTGCACCGAGTCTGATACTGATACCGAGTCACCGAATACTGTTGTCTTGTAAACCTTCGTCGTCGCACCCTTCGTCTTTGTTGTTGTCTTGAGTGTTGTTCCGTACCGTGAGAAAAAACCTTTATTTTTGAGTTTTACTTTTATCCAAAACTCATTGGGCCCGAATGCCGATATGGTTCGCTCGACTACAACAAACTGACCTTCAATATTAAGGTCTGGCCGCGATATTTGCCACATGGTGTATAGTTCGGTTGATTCAAGATCACGAGTCGAGCATGTTACTTCCTTCGTTCGTTCGCCATATTGCCCGAGCAAAGACGATGCCTTGCTGTCTGCGTCCTGATAGTTGTCTATCGTTTCGTCCGTGTAAACAGATTCAATTTTTCCCGACGTGCCGTTGAGTCCAGATATTTCTCCGACGAGCGCGTCATTTGTAGTAGTTACCACAACGTCATAGAAGCCTTTGTAGACAATTACAGCTTCATCGCCTGTTTCCGGTTTTGTTGTCGCGCTTGAATTGAGCGTGATAGAGTTTGAGCCAACCTCATAAAGAAAGGTCTTTGATGTATCTGACTCATCGATACCCTTTATGCCATATCCAACGATAACGCCATTGATTGTAAATCCCAAAACCGCCGAGACTTGATAGCCGAGTACCCATGCGGTTTGATCTTCGAGCCAGAAGGCACCCTCGGTCTGCGTGCTTGTTTCTTCGCTTGCTCCGGTAACGATCTGTACAGTCCTTACGTCCGTCGCATCCTCTGCAATCGCAAGCCCGGTGATTGCCTCAGGTGCATCGACTTGAACGAACGTGTCCCGGGTAATAAAGTGAAACACATCATTTGCATCTACGTAATAGCTTGCGCCGATATCGTCGGCCAGTTCGTCTAGCACATCTGAAAGTTTCGTGTAACTGCAGTTATAATTTTCATAATTAAGCGTACTGACCGAAACTGTTCCGAGTGTTATGCCTTCTTCTGCGATGTAGTTCGTAAAAAGAGATGCTACAATTTCATGTGTCAGCTTATTTTCGAATGCCTCCGAGACAAGGCGATTCGAGAAAATTGATTCCTTGCTCTTGACCGTTACACGGTAACGCGCGACCTCTTTCGATGTTGAGAAGCCAGGGCTATCGACGGTCTGGATTATTCCCGTAAACTGCGCTACTCCGTCAACTTTAAAAACTAGAGCGGCGAGTGATACCGGTACCGATTGTCCTGGTTCAACCTTGATGTCAATATTTGTCGTTGAGATTGCCCCGGCCTGCTGCCTGACTGAGTAATTATCCGCTGCGTTATATTCAACTCCATCTATTTCAACAGTGATTGTCATCTCGCCACCTTGTCCCAATTTTCATATACTGCGCGGGCCGTCTGGTATCCATCAATAGTTACAGGCGCGGTAATCTGGTTATGTATCGTGATTGACCCGCCACCAGCCAGTGCCGGAGTCATCGACGGCATTCCCATGCTTCCGATTCCGGAAAGTATTGAAGCTATGCCCTTGCCAAATATCTCTGCCGTGGCCGCTGCGGTCATAACCTTCGAGCCAGACGGTAGTGTTACAAGCTCTGCGCCTTTTTCGTTTATTCCTGCCAGTCCACCCGGTGCCGATGATGTGCCATTTGCGAACCAGCTTTTTACGAAGTTGACCGCGCTTGAACCAGCAGATACAACAGCGCTGCCTGCCGTTGAAGCCGCGCTACCTACCGCACTTGCAGCCGTCGATACACCGGAGACGATCGCACTTCCCACTGTGCTTACAATGCCACCCGCCGACTCAGCGGCACTCGTCACTCCGGAAACAATTCCGTTTATGATTGATGATCCTACATCGGCAATTCCGGCAAATACATTCTTTATGTTCTCGAGCAATCCCGTGAATATACCTTTCACTGCATCCCAGATAAGCGCGCCGGCCGAAAGCATCCCTTCGATAAGCCCTTCAATGAGATTCACTCCGAATCCGGCGAATATGGTTGAAGGCGAATGAATCCCAAAGAAATCTTTTACCGCACTGATGAACAGATTAAATGCTTTAATCATTCCAGATATTAAGGCAGGAATACCGTTTACTAAACCGTTTATCAAACCTTCAATAAGCGCCGCGGCAATATCAGGTGCGGCCAAAATTATCGCGGCAATGAGCATCGGCTGATACATCATCAAGGCAACGATTATTTGCGGTAATGCCTCTGCATAAGCTATCAGTATTTCGTCGATATTGTCGGCGAGTGCTTGTATAACCAAGGGCACCGCGTCTGTAAGTGCTTTTATAATCAGCGGCATAGCCGTGGCAATTCCCTTGATTATTTCTGGAAGCCCGACGAGTATTCCGGTCAAGACAGCAAGTGATATTGCAATTGCCGCTGTAACAATTTCAGGAAGATTGTCTATTATTGCGGTAGCGAGCGCCATGATTATGGTTACAGCCGCGCTCGCTATTTTCGCGCCTCTTGTTTTTAGTTGTTCAGCAAGGTACGAAATTACATTATTTGCTGTTTCAATGATAGCGGGAAGATTTGAAAGAATCCCCGATATAAAGCTCTCAATCATTGTCAATCCGGCATCAATGAATATCGGCAGGCTCCCGAGCGTTTCCGTGAAGAATGTCGTCAGTCCATCAAGAATGTCTTCCATGCTTTCAAGCAGATCATCCGGCGTGAGCGCGACAAGCGAAGAAATAACAGACATCGCTCCGGATATAACTGTACCGGCTATGGAAATTCCTTTTGATATTGCCGCGCCTATTTGAATTGCTACTTTCTTCGCCTGAGCCGTGGCTATGTGTAGGTTTTCAAGAAAGCCGTTTTTTGTCTCCGTCATAAATGACTTCGCGGATAATTCACCGGCAGTCTTGAAACTCTTTATGAGCGGAGACATGAGGTTTTTATCGAGGTCAATGAATATCTCTTCCGCTCCGATCGTCTCCCCGAATCCTTGCCGAATTGCCATGGCGAATCCGGTAAGAGATTCCTCTGCTTTTTTAAGCGGCGGCTTTTTTTCTGTTGTTGCAACAAATGTGTCGTATTTACTCTGGAAGTTCGTAATCTCGTCAGAAAGGATATGATACTTTGCTGCCACACCGGCAACGGCAAGGTCGGTTACACCGAAAGCCTCGGCAACTTCTCCAAGAATCTTTTTAACCTTCTCCTGATCTCCTGCGGCTTCGGCTGCTGAAAGCCCTGCAGAATATACCTGCAATCCCTTCTTGATCTTCGCTTCGGTCTTTTTATCAAGCCCTGCGGCCTCAACTGCCTTTGCGCCCTCTTCCCGGTATTCGCGCTGCGCCTTCTTTGCAGCTGCCCAATTCCCGATGAGTGCCGCGAATAAATTATTCATCGGCTCGGTTGCATCGGTGAACATGGCTCCAAGCTCTTCCCGTGCGTCGCCCAGGGAGTTTGCAAGAGCCTCGGCACCGCCAACGTTATCGCGGACATCTTTCGCAATGCCCTTGTATCTCTCTGCAAGCAGCTCGACAGCAGCACCATTCTTGAGCTGTTCTTCGGTGAGTGACTTAATTTCAGGGATTGACTCACCAAGCTCTCCGGACAAACCGCCGTAAGATTTGTTGAGATTATTGACAGCCCCATCGAGAGAAAACGCACCGGAAGCGGCCATATCAACAGCGGTTGCCATGATTTTCATGATCTCGTCCTGGGTCCGTCCTGCAGCCGCCAGCTTCGCCATCATCGGGAGCAGTTCTTCATCTCCGTATGTCGTATATGACTGAATCTCTGATGCGTATGCCTTGAGTGCTTTTACGGAAGCCGCGGTAAGATACGGGTTATTTTGTGCCGCGCTTATAAGCTGAGTTTCCGCCCTGATCTGCCCCTTGTACGCTTCGGTGAGCTTGTTTATCTCATCCGCGACTTTCATTACTGCATCGGCTCCGAGCTTAAAGGCACCTATAGGACCCTGCATGACATCGCGCATCATGCCGAAGGTGGACATCAGATTTGTTTTAGTTGCTTTCAAGCCAGTCGTGAGCCCGGACTGGTCTATTTTCGTATCAATTACAATGCTTCCATCTGCCATTTACTTCCTCCGGAATAACACGCCAAGCCCGTGATCATCGCTCGCCTTGTTGAGCGAGAATCTATCTTTCGCCCGGACGAGCGCTGTTCTTTCTTTCTCGCTCATCTTTGGGTCAATTTTCTTCGTTCTTATGTCAATCACTTTTCGGATTATCGTATCTTCGGGCAATGCGTTGAAAAGTGAGATAAACGCCCACCAATGCAATGCTTCTTTTGACAGGTCGATTTTATACGCTTGATAAAAAGAAGCATAAATGCGGGAAGCGTCGATCCTAAAATCGAAAACCTTTTCACCGTCATCGTGCGTGTCCTCGCCCATCGTTATGAAAGACCGAAGTTCGTCGCCGAGCTTTTCTGAATCCGGCGCGCCTGCCGGAAAAAGAACGGTGACAATCTCTCGAGCCTTTTCTTCCTCGCTCATATCTTCGTTTCCCTGAATCTCAAAGAAACGAATAATCGAGCGGTAATCAGAGTTGAACGGATGCCCGCAAAGTTTCGTTTGCAGGGCATCAGTCAGAATGCTTTTACTTGCCGACATTTTCCATCACGCCATCTTTGATGATGGATGAGAATGCCTCGATGATCTTCATTACGGCGAAGATGTTGTTACCGCAGAAGCGATTTATCTTGCGCCACGAGCGGACACCAAAAATCATTGCTACGAGGTCGCGAGCAAGCGGCTTGAGCTTTCTCATGGTCTCCGCGTCGGTCATCTTTTCTGTGATCGATTCAAGTTTGTCGGCCTTGTCGAGCCAGTCGGCGTACTTGTCGGTGTCACCGATGTTCACCGAAAGCGAGAGCTTCTTTCCCTTTTCATTTACGAACTCTTGAGTCTTTATTCCGCTTTTAAGCTGAATTGATGCCATTATGTATTCCCTCCTTAGGAATTAAATAAAGGCCGGAGCGGTTAAGCCCCGGCCATCCTTTGTGCTTGCCCTTATACCGGGAAGTCCCCGGACTCGAGCAGTTCAACAGCGAACTTGCTCACGCGGACGTATTCGTCGATCTCAAACATATTGAGGTATTGACCGACGCTCGCGGTAATGTTGCTTCCAGAGGTGTACGCAACCAGGTTGCCCGGATAGCTATAACCGTTCGGCGCGAGTGCGGCGGCGGTGAGCTTGTACCCGAGCGTATTTCCGGCTCCTGCGGTCGCGGTGAACTTCGTCGTCCCCGCGGCGCTTCCTGCGGCGATTGTCGCGGTAAGCGCGGCGGCTCCGGCTGCGGGAGTCTCCGCAGGCTCTCCGTTGCCGTGCAGCTCGAAGGAGAAGTCTACCTTCCCCTGTGCGTCTCCGCCAGACTCGACCACGTTACACACCGTGACGGGAATCTGGATGAGGTCGCCGTACTGGTTGTACATCTTGTAATTGGTCTTTACGTCGTCGCCGAGGAGGAGCCTCAGCGAGGAGATAAAATCCTGCGCAGAATCCCCGAATACACGATGCCCGGTTCCCGTGACGATGTACTGCATTCCGATCTTGTCGGACGAGCCGAACCCGTTTCCGTTGATATACGGCGTCTGGTCCACGTTGTCATTGAGCCCTTCGACCATTGACGAGATACCAACTCCGAGCCGCTTCCACGTGCGCGTCGCTCCGGTCGGAGTGATGTCGATCATGTGAAGGAACTTGTAATTCAGTCCAAACTCCATTTTTTACCCCCTGGTAAAGTATTCCAGCCGGAACCCGGCTGTATATGTACTCTCGCCCGCCTCAGTTCTCTGAACCAGAGTCGGTTGAGAGGTCGGTACGATTGATACCCTAGTTTCATCGGTCAAGTCAACGTCTGCTATGTCGAGTGCCGATTGCATATCGCAAAGTTGATCATACGCTTTCTGTGAATCAGCGCTTCGGGCGAAGATGGAAAACGGAAATGCGCCGGTACGCGATCCATCGAGGTAGCGGGTCTCGACCGGGTTCCCAGGGTCAGCCCTCATCATGACGGCCTCGCCCGTGCTTGTCGGAAACACATTCATGTATATCGGCAAGGAGTAAACGGTAAGATGCGCCGTGATATACGCGGAAAGGTCAGCCAGAATAAGCTTCATTTGCTATCTTCCTCCATTTTTCGATGAACCGAGCTTTCGCCTGCTCGAACCATTTTGGCGATGCGTTCGGGTTTTTGTCGTGGCTCTTATTCGGTGCTTCATAGTATTGCTTCTTCGCATAGGGCGCGTTCCATTCAAGCGTTCCATTGCCTTCTACCGGGAATACCGACTGAATAAGGTCGCCGGTATCCTCCGGGCAAAAGTAATTGCTATCGGCGGCTACTGCCTCATCAAGCGCGAGTTGAGCGCGGTCAACGCGGGCCCCGATCTTGTGTTTTATCGCCTGTTCGTCAAGTTCGATTCTCATACGAGTGCCACCTCGTAATGATGAGGCGTTCCATATACGGTGTATTCGTCAACCTGCTCCCGAACCGTGTAGTCCTGCGTTCCGAATGTAATAACGTCGCCCGGAGAGAAACTGGTTCCGACTGGCAGACTGTTCACGCAATCAAAAAACAGTACCAGGCTGTCATTTTTCTGCTCGCCGAGTGCGGTCAGTGCGTTTTTCTTTGCGCGTTCAATCCTGATATAGTTCAGCGTAACGCTTGTGGCGTATGTCTTTTTTCCCCATGCATCTAGTCCGGTCAATTTCTTGTAAGTTGCCGAGTGCGGCATAAGAGATCGAGGAATCTGGTTAAACATAGTAAGCCCCGGCGCGGTTGATACCCCGGAACGTCAGCCCGGCCAACTCGAGATACTGCATCGCCCGATCAACCAATGATGGCGTTTTCGTGGTCGAGCCGTTGGAATACGAGAACTTACCGATGCTCGCACTCGAGACTCCTGAAGTATTATAGTCATCGCCATTTACGACGTAGTATTCGGTCTGTGCACAGCAGGCTTTTTGCAGCATATCATTCTGGTATGTCGAGAGCGTCGAAGTATCGATTACCCCGCCGGTTGCCATGTCGATCGTATCGCTTGCCCGGTTGAGCCATTTCGTGGTCTCGGTATCGTCTACCGATTTCCCGCCGTATGTCGATTTGTAATAGGTCAGAGTCGCGTATGCCATGTTATGCCCTTAACTGTTCAAACTGTACATTGATTGCGGCGTATAGTTTCGATGCGCCTTGCGTTGAAGTGAGATAGATTCCCTTACCGTCTCCGATAGGGATATAGACGTTTGCACCAATAAAGTCAGAACGATTCGAGATGAAAAGCTTTCCGAAAACAATGCTCGAATCATCATTGTGGAAGTACGCCTCTCCGGTATTTGCAACCGTTCTTATCGAGGCATATTCGACGATCATCTGTGTTCCGGCCGGAGCTTTCGGGGCAATCTCTGCCGCCGTTTGGCTCGAGCTGAACTCATACGACCGCCAAAACTTTTCGGTGTTTCGTGAGAAAACACGGTAAACCGGTGAAATATCCGGAATGCCGAGTTCTGGAAATCGTTTGTCGACTGAGATCACGTCCGAATCGCTCGCGCTTTTCTGCACCATTCGGATGAGTCCGAACATTGTCTGAAAGGATGCCGATGCGTCGAGGTTCACATACCGCAAATAATCTGCACTATAGAACTCTCCGGGCTTCGCGTAATCTCTGACGCTCACACCTTCCACCCTTCGGATTTCTTCTTCTCGACATCTTTTGCCGGGATGATCTTCGTCACGCTTCCGCGAGTCATTTTCACATCAATCGGCTTCTTTTCATCGCCATGCTTCTTCTCGTCTTTCATTCTGGGTCCCTTTCAAGAGAAAACCGGCCCGAGCCGTTTAAGACTGGGCCGGTCAGCGGCTAGGCCGCTTTCAGGGTCTCGAACTTCACGGCGCGTCCGTTCTCGTCAAGCTCGACCAGGGCACCGAAGTATCCAGACGTTACCGTCTTTGCTACAGCGTCCGCAGTGGTGATCTCGGTATACGAGGTCACCGCGAAGTCGTCATAGCAGGCCGGGGCCGTGGTAGCGGCAACAGTGGCAGCGGTGATGTAGTAGAACTTGTGCCCGGTATCCCGATTGGTGTACAGGGTGCCGAGGGTGTAGGTGATGTTCGTCACTCCTGTGGTAGTGGTCGCTCCGAGGGCGGTGATTGTTGCGGTCTTGAGCGAGACGTAAAGCATATTGTGCTTGTTCTCGAGGATGAAGCAACCGTGCACAAGCCGCCCCTGGATGAGATCGCCATCTCCATCGGTGTGCGTACCCGCGGCAAATACCTTCGTGTTTCTGTGCTTCTCGAAAGCGATGACTGCCTGCGGAGAGTAGAGAATCCAGTTCATTTCCTGCGCGAAGTCTTTCACCGAATATCCGCCATTTCCCGTATTGAGCAGGGCATATTCGGTTTTCATACGGTCATCCGGCACGGGCATCAGCTCCACTCCGTTGAGCTTGAAGATTTCGGTAGATACCGAATCACCGTTGACTTCCTGCACCACCATCTGCTTCGAAAGTTCGGTCGAATTGGTGAAGTAAGAAAATGCGGTTTCGGAGATCTTCGCCTTGAGAGGGGAAGCGCGGCCAACTGCCTTGCGCACCTTCGCGACATCGTTATTGAAGGTCTGTACGACGGTCGCGGCGGCGGGGGTGTAGTACCCGAAGCGGGCGGTGGTGTCGTCAACGATTGCCTGAAAGATTGCGGAGTACCGCACACAGTCAAGCTCGGGTGCTTCATCGTTCGCGCCGAACTCGGTAAGGAGTGCGCCGGCGGAGAATACGCCGTTCGATTCGTCCTCGTCCATCACGTCAACAAGGAACTCATAGGCGCGGTCGTAGGGGATGACGTAATCCTTCCAAGTGAGGTTGCCGGAGCCGCGAGTATAGCCGCCGTTGCGGTCATAGTTCAGCATTCCGGTAGTTTCCACCGTGGCGATGGATACGGTATTTCCGCCGTTGAAGCGGATGTTGTTCGGATTTGCGACGAGGTCGCCCGAGGTGAGCGAAGCCTGCACGACCTGATCGAGATAGGTCTGGTAGACTTTCGCCTTTTCAACAGTGTTTGCCATGTTGCCTTCTTTGGGCAAGCAAAAAGAAAGAGCCTGCCCGAATATATAAGTGATTGGCTCCCATACGGAAGCATTAACCCTTGATAATCGGTCAAGCCCTTTCCTCGGATACGCCGAGCCGGTAATTCGGATTATCTACCCGAATACTTTTTCTGTCAACGGTGCATATATTGCTTTTTCAGCGCGTTCAACGCGGCATCGTTTCCGTCGATCTGCTGATTCTTTGATCCGGCCCCAATGTCCTTCTTTTCAGCGCCGGCGAACTCGGGGAAATCGGCAAGCGCGGCGGCTACCTGGTCGGCGACGGTCTCGCCTTCGTACCCGCTGGCCAGCTTGAGGAAGCGAGGAAGGAGCTTGTCAGATACTCCGCGCCGCAGTGCTTCTGCCTCCGTTCTGGCTTCACGAGCCTCGCGCCGGGCGGTCTCCGTTGCGGTCTCCTGATCTTTCAGCTTGTCATTTACCGTTTTCTGGCTTTCCTTCCATTCCTTGAATCCCGCAAGATCGGCCTTCACGTCTCCGGTAGGCTCGAGTCCGGCTTCTCGCAGGAACTTTGCCACTTCCTTTTTCGAGTCGCGGAGAATCATCGCGTTCACCTGCTCATCGTTGTACGTCCGTCCTGCTGGCTTCTCTGTGTCGGCTCCGGAGGACTGGCCCGCGGTGCCGGCGGTTCCAGATTCACCACTTCCGACAACTGCGGCCGGTCCCGCTCCGCTTCCACCATCCGCACCGTCTGCGGCGTAAAACACTCTTTCAAACTTCATACATTCCCCCTTATTACTTTATCAGTACGTCTTCGTAGTTCCATATTTTGTCGAACCACTGACACCATACGGCAAAGTGTTTCGCTCCAACGCCGTCCCTGTAATGCGAACGATACGTCTTTGGTATCATCCTCTCAAAAAATCTTTTCATCACTTCCTCCTTATTGGTATATCTGCTCACGATCTCGGCGGCGCGTTCGCCCCGATTCGTCTATAAACTCTCTCATGACTGCCTGCCTGTCGGCCACCTGCTTCTTGTAGTGCGCTATCTGGTCATCGCCTCCGTCAATCGATGCGAAGTATAGGGCCCGCTTGTCGCGCCTGATCGCCCTCTCAAGCCCGCGTTGAACCTGCGATTCCTTATAGGCCTCCGCATTCTCTTTCGCGGGATATGGCTTATATGCCTTTTCGGTTCCGGGCACGTATATCGATGAAGTATGTCCGCAGTTGATACCGAACAGACCAGCCGGTTCACCGTATGATGTTGTAGCAAGAGTCGGATACCCAGGTGTTTTTCCTGTTCTCGAATACACCTTCCCCTGATACGGTGCGCAACCGGGACGGGCCCCGATGTGGCTTGATACCAGTATGAGGTCGAACCCGTATTCGTCCATCCTCTCGAATTGTGCCTCCCGCCTGGCATTGCGCGTGGTCGTCCGGATGATCGTCTGCGCGTATGCTTCGGTCGTCCAGTTCCTGCCGGCGCTGTCAACGAAAGCGTTGATTCCATTCTGCGCCCATTTCGCGGATGTCTGCGCGATTGCCTGTCGGCCGGTGAGGTTCCCGGTAAGTACTTCGGCGGTAACTGTCTCGACTGTCTTTGTGTAAACGTCGGCGGCTGACTTGAGCATGGTTGCACTCATGCGGTTCATGCTGTCGGCTGATATACGCGCCCAAGCGCTCGTAACGGCCTTGAGCTTTGCGCTTGACTCGATAGGCAGGACTTCGGCGAGGTTCCGGGTATTGACCTCGGTATCGACCACCTGCGCCCCTTCCCGTGTCCTCGCCTCGATTTCCTGCATAGCCGCCTCTATCGCTTTACGTAGGTTTTGCTCTATCGCCTCGCGGTTCATGGCCTGTAGTGTGCCGATCTGGGACAGCTTTTCAGCCTGCCAGACTGCCGAACCGATTGCACCACGGTTGAGCAATCGGAGCATATTGGCAAGCATCTCGGTTTCGATCTGGTAGAGCAATTCGAGGGCGGTCATTTCTTGATCATCTTCCGTATTCGCTTTTTGTTGTTGTTCGTCTGCCGGATAACAGCCCGTCCGAAACGGCGCTTTGCACCTTCTGGCTGTTCGTTGTACCGCGCTTCCATGTACGCCCGGAGCGTCTTCGTCGGCATGAGCTTGATATACCACCCGAGAGGGCGATACCCGAAGTATGCCGCCTGCTGTTTCTCGAAGGCTATTACCGCTGCCCGCGCCGCACGGCTGTTGTTCCTATTCTGCTTCCCGGTGAGTTGCCCGGTGCCTGCGTCTTTCATGTTTATCCCTCTATCTTTATTTCGGTGAAATCAACAAGAAGCTCGATTTTTCCGATGTCTTTACTTCCTGCTAAAAAACTCATGTCAGTCACTCTTTCGATTTCGACATATTCGCCGTTTATTTCAAGGTAAACAGAACCGACGGCCCTTCCTCTGATTCGTTTACCAATGAACTTTGCTTTCATCCCTGTCCTCCGAATAATGCCCCAACGTCAACCGTTGCTTTTTCCTTCTTGATCTCAGCCGCCCGCGTTTTTGCCTCTTCCTCGGTGCAACCGTCGAGCTTCATGATCGCCCGCCATGACTCAATGGTTCCGCCAGTCATGCGGGAATGGTAATAGGTCGCCGCGCTGTTCCGATCCTCGATCACGGAATCATCCCACTCGATTGACGGGACGACGGAGCCAACAGACTCCTTGAGGTATGCGCCGAGTATCTGGATGGACATGCACATTTCGACGATCCCGTCACCGATCGCGTTCTCAAGTCCCTTCTTCGTCTTGAAGGTCTTGCTGTTCTCGCTTATCACCTCGGTCGCTGTTTTCATTGACTGGCCATCAAAGGAGAGATAGCCGGGATTCACGCCGGTCTGGATGCAAAGAATGTCGACGAGAGTCTTGATGGCGAGACGTATTTCCTCGATTCGCAGGTCGAGCGTGTTATCGGTAATCTTGAGCTGCTCCTTGTCATCGCCGGAGAATGCCTGATAAACCTCGTCGGAGGGGTCAAAGTACCGGATGGGCTTTCCGGTCTCCGCATCAATGACTGTCCGAACCGCCGATGCCGGGACAATGATGCGCTTTTTTCCGAGCACAATTTCCGACTGCAGCGCATCGAAGGCGATGTCGAGCGATTCGATTGTGTCGAGCGCATTGGCAAACACGGAGATAGAAAGCGGTGATTCAATGTCAAGATTATTCCCGCCCGGCACTCCGATGTACTGGAAGAGCTTTACCGGTGAATATGATTCCGCGTCCTCGATGCCGAACAGTGAAAGCTGTGCCGGAACCAGCGTTGCCCCAATCTCCTCGTATGTCTCCGAGGTTATGATATACGTTCCGTCTGCCTGCCTGCGGTGTTTCTCCACGCGGATATACTGGCGCTTCTTGATGATTCGGCGGTCGATGATGTCTGCATCATGGATTCCCGTTGAGTCCCACGAGATCGGGATAAAGCGGTCAGCACCTACGAAATCAATCTTGATTTTCCCATTCTCCACGTAGAGCTTCGGGATAACGGCCCCGAGGGCGAGAAGGTATTCCGTCTCCCGCTGCATGGTCCCAATGAAGTTCTCGCGGACAAGCACGTCCATGGTGAACGGGTCAACCGTAAGCTCCGGGCGTTCTGACCAGATGAGACCGGCAATCTCCGATACGACGAGGTAAGCGGGCTTCATTGACTTTCTGATGCGCTTCTGCAAATGCCCGGTAAGCGTCGGGTAGCTGTATTCGAGCCAGTCTGCGCGTCCGGCGTACACCCGCCGCCACAGATCGACGCGGCTTTCACAATTCAGTACGTCGCTCGAGATGTCCTTTCCGGTTATCTTGTTCCATATCATCTTTGCTACTCCCCTTATCGTCATAGTATTAGCTCCTTCATCCGGCGTTCAACCGCGTATTCCATGCTGTCAAGGCTGTCGATGTTCGTTGTCCCGTTGTCCAGTCTGGTATCTTTTTCGGCCTTCTCGTCCCATACGGCGGATTGTACGGCAGTAATCGCATTCTGGCAACCACGCATAATGAAAGCCCGTTCGGTCGAATACATCATATCCCAGAAACGGATACGGTCGATGATTGGGTATTTCACGGAGTTTCCGACGTTTACCACGCCGAGGTTACGCATGGACTTGAGGATCAACTGCTCCGCGCTGTCGCAGTAAGCATCTACACACTGCCATTGCCTTTTAACACGTTCGACGAACTTCCTAAAGTTTATCAGTATAGACTCGGTGCTGTAGTTGTCTTTGTCGTAGAACTCATCAAGCACGACGATTGATAGCGGCCTTCCCGCTGGCTTGAAGTACCCGACCGCCGTGTAGACCGTCGCCGACCCGCTGCCACCGATGTCCGCACCTATCTCGACGAATAGAATGTTCTTCGGCATATCGTCGAGGATGTTCTTTTCACCGAAGGAAGGAAAACAGACCCCCTCGGCCCTGACCCATTTCCCAAGGATGTAACGCTCATAATAGACCGTGCCCGCATATTCCCGGCAAAGATTCTTTACGACCTTCTCGTCGAGGGAAGTATTGTCGAAGAGCGAATACTCCTGTACGTATTTGTCTACATCGGAGTCTATGAACTTCTTCGCCCAATGGACCGGGCTATCTGGATTGCAGGTGAGGTCAGCTCGAGAGTACGGCTTGTCCAAACGGCTTTTCGCCATCTCAAACAATTCGCTGTTCCATGTCGCGAACTCGTCACCATATAGGTACTTCCATCCCGAACCGCGTACCCTGTTGACGGCATTTACCTTATCGGCTCCGAGGCAGTGGACCGGCTCCCCAAACATGAACGATATACCGTTCGTGTTGATGTTCGATACAAGCCCGCCCCAGATGTCTTGAAGCGGGGAAATGATGTTCCGCTTGATATTCCCCTGAGTGTAGCCGAGAATCACATTCATGCCGGGCATTCCAGCCGTCTCCCGTATTCGTGCCGGGATTGTGTAGTTCAGGTCAAGGTATGTTTTCCCGCTTCGGGTCGCACCCGTCTTTATGTTCCACCGATGGCTAGCGTTTTTGATGAAGTCGCGCTGTTTATCGGTTAGCTGCACCGGCCTGATCCTTTACTCCGGAAAGTATTGCATCAAGCTTTTGCGTAAGCTCGTCATTATCGTTATCTTTTTCTGTTGCTTCTCGGATTTCCTTAATCATCGACACGCTTGCCGAATCTCCGCGCGATAATACTTCGGTAATCGTCCTGTCGATCAGTTCAGGTGCCGATAGCTTCTCAGTTTTTATTATTACGCCGTTTTCGTTCCGTAAAATGATGTTATGTTCTTTTTGAAGGTATTCTGAAAGGATCTGACTTATTCGTTTCTTCTCGCGGCGAACCTTTCCTGACGCTATGCCTCCCTTGCGTCCCATTTCTCGGGCTTCTTCCGGGGTTCTCTTTGATTGTGGTATTAAGTTTTCAGGCCTTCCTGTTCGCGTCGCCACCAATTATCCTCCGCGCCTTTCTCCATTCAAGGTAACGAATTAGAACTGTCGCGGCCTGCATGATCTCGCCGTCTGCCTTCAATTCGTCCTCTTCGGTTTGTGCCTCAAGTAGTTCCTCGCAGACAAGGCTATCCACAATGATGATTCCCTGCGCTTCCCTGTTATCGTTTATTCGGCGGTATGAGTCAAGGACGTTGCGCTGGGGTGTTTTATCTGCCTCGTCGTCGATTGTAAACGCAACCTTTATTCCGTCCCACGGGTGGAGCTCATCCTGCCGGGCCCGTTCGTTTGCTATCTCGACGAATATATCTAGCAGCATTGGTGATGGAATGTTCATCCTGCCGCCGTCTCGGTGTTTGCCGAAGGCTCGGCCTTCTTTTTTGCCATATATGCGGAATGCTCTTTCGCGTACTGGCTGACGAGCTTTTCCCCGTCGAGGTGGTAGAGTCCAGAAAGAAGGCGAATCACCCGAGGTGAAAGCTCTTGCGCCTTCGTGTTCTCGGCAAGGCTGACCATATTTGCTGAGATCCCGACCGCCGCGCCTACCTCCCTGGTTGTAAGCCCTTTACTAAACCGTGCCTGCTTAAGCTTTTCCTGTACCGTTTTCATGGTTCCATTCTAACAGATTTCTTTACATTGTCAAGTATTTGCGCACATCGGGAATCGAACCCGATTAGGAGTAGTAAGGTGTTCTACCCATGTCTTGTGTGTTATCCACGTGTAAAGTCGTATAAACACACCCTGCATCATGCGCTACCACCCGGAAAGGTCCACATCGAGTAAAACCTTTCACAGGGATGGTCTTGAACCGGCAAGGGATCGAATCTTGCATTCATCTGGCTTTAACGCGTGCGATATTTCAGCACGTTGCTCAGTGACGTTTCCGCTTACGTCCACAGTCCTTGTGTCGTCTCGCGCATTTCGCTCTCTCGAGTGCGCCCCTTGACGACCGGCTTCCGGCAATCTCCAACGGAGCCATGCCGGTATATATATTAATTTTCCGTTTGCGTTTTGTGTCGGGTCTAACGGCTACCCCAGTTTGTTCACCCATACGGGCTATAATGAGCTTCCGGCGTTGACCCAGCGAACAGTGTTCCAGTATTAGCCCTATTCCGAGGACTGTGCCGCCTTACACCTTGCGGCCTCGCTCATTATCTCCGTATCGCCGGAAAAACGCGTCTGCCTATCCGTTCGCGACCGGAATCAACCAATACCGAAATTAACTTGCACAAGCTCGGTTCACTCATGCCCAGCGTGCCTATGGCCGTCACACTCTATACCCGAGTCGAACGGGTCCTCTGGGTTTCGCCCGAGCTGGTAACGAACCAGCCCATACAGGTATCTCTCCTGCTGTTCTTCAACTGAACTACCGGGCGTTATCCGGTTTTGCTTGTCATCGCCAACGGCGCAACTCGCCCGAACCGGCACGGTCTGTCTGGAAGTTAACAATAGCAGTATAAACCGCTTTTTGCTTTTCTGTAAAGACCTATATTACGTATAGTTCTTCAAGCTCCCTGATTCTGTCGCCTCCATACGACTCGCGGGTTAGATCGAAAAACCGTTTGACAGTCATCGTGCCATCAAGATCAATGCCGTGTTCTTCGGCGAACTGCTTGCGTCCAAACTCGCACGACCCTGTTATGACATGATGCCAGGAGAAGAAGTCCATTGCCGGATACTTAGTTTCCATGGCGGGGAACTTATCAAGGAAAGATGCTTTCTTTTCCTCAAAGTCCATGTTATCCATAACTTTCTCAATAACGGCGGCGAACGCTTCTCGTATCGTCTCGCCGTGTGCGAAATATCCGTCCTGCCTTGCAATGAACGCCGGTTTCGTCGTGTAGTCCTCGCGGTTTATCACGTTGACCGCCGCCCATGTATCGTGTACAGACTCGAACACGCACGGAATGGAATCGACATAATAGACTGGCTTTCCGTTGATACGCTTGATCTTTTCGCCGTCGCCGTCGCCGTCGCCGTAGCCGGAGCCGTCGCCGGAGCCGTAGCCGGAGCCGGAGCCGTAGCCGTAGCCGGAGCCGTCGCCGGAGCCGTAGCCGGAGCCGGAGCCGTAG